CACCGCCTACACCGCCGCCGCCGCCGCCGCCGCCGCCGCCGCCTACACCGCCTCCGCCACCGCCTACACCGCCGCCGCCTACACCACCTACGCCTACACCGCCGCCGCCGCCGCCTACACCGCCTACACCGCCGCCGCCGCCTACACCGCCTACACCGCCGCCGCCGCCTACACCGCCTACGCCACCGCCGCCGCCGCCGCCGCCGCCGCCTACACCCGTAAACAATTCAACTCCAATGTTTGTGTGTTCATCCGTTCGGTGATCACCAACCCTTTCACCTCACAATCTTAAATGTCAGGCTTGCCGAGATTAAATAACCGCATTCCGCATTGGTTAGCTGCCAATGACATTCGGGTGTATTTCGTGGCGCTCCACGAAATCGGAGCGCCAACAAGCCTCGTCAAAACTCTAACGGCCTTCGCCGTTATGTTTGCTGGTAGATCAAACAAAACACAAACCCAAGCGAGCGCAATGCGCGTCGTTATCTACTAAACCTACTAATATGGCAACCAAAACATCAACGACCCTCAAGGTCAAGTTCAGCCGCAGCGTGCCTGACACCGTCGAAGAGTTCGACGTCCTCGCCAAGAAGACAGGCGCCACGCTACAAGCCGCAATCAACCAAGAGTGGGCACACGGCACACTCGGCGAGTTCCGTGACGCCTTCTGCGAGAAGGTCGAAAGCGAACTGGAAATCGAACGCCTCACGAAGCCCACTGGCAAGAAGGACGCCAAGGAGGAGGACATTCTGGAGTTCGACGAGAAGCAGGAGGCGTACATCTCCCGCGTCGTCGCCACCCTGATGAAGCAGACCGATCACAAGCACCACGCGCCCACCGAAGAAGAGGTGGTTGCTAAGTTGCAAGCGATTGCTAACAGCATCCCCGAGGCTGAGTTCGACGAGAACGGCAAGCAAAGCGGAGGAGTCTCGTTTGATCCCTCGGTGCACGAGCGTGCGGTGGGTGGGCCTAAGAAACTCGCCAAGCGGTACACGACTGCTGCCGAGAAGGTCATCGCGGCCGGCAAGAAAGAAGCGTGGATCGCCAAGTACGGCGGCACCGGTGAAGTGGACGAGATCGCTCGCAAGATGGACGAGTTGGAGCGCGCCGAACGCGAGAAGGAAGACCTCGCCGGCAAGTTCGTCTAAGCCCTACGGTCTTTGTCATAAGTCTTGCATAAGCCGACAAACTGCCAACCCCACCTTGAGGAAACTCGGGGTGGGGTTGAGTCAGTGCTACGCCCCAAAAGGGTATAAAAATGAAACAGTAAACCAAAAGAACACTAATCAATGAAAGTCAAATTAAATGCAAGTGCAACCGTCGAGCACAGCCGCAATGGAAAAGCTTGACGAATTGAAAGCCGCCCTCACCGCCCTCCAACAGCGCGAGACGGCGCTGCGTGAGGCGCTGCATTGGTTACAGGATGGGTTCCGACTAAACCTAGGAGGCGGCGAGTTTCATTGTCCGTGGTGCTATAAACACCCACCAGATGATGGACACGAGTATCATTGGGAGGACATAAAACACACCGATGATTGTTTAATTGGAAAAGCTCTCTCGCCAACCCCCACCCCGCCATGTTAACTTTTTCTATGTCAATTCAAATGACTCCAGTCGACTCTTCGACTATCCAAGCCGCAGGTCACGACCCCTTGACCAACACTCTTGCCGTCCAATTCCATCAAGGCGACACCTACCACTATGGTAACGTCCCATCTGCTCTCTACCGGCAAATGATGGGCAGTCCTTCGGTCGGCTCGTTCTTCCATAAAAACATTCGCCAGAACCCGGAAAAACACCCCCACAAAAAGCAATAGTGCAACCAGAAGTTCCATCCCCTCACCTACCTTTTCACCTCTCTGAGAGGTGTTTTCGTCGTTGGGAACCCTTTCTGCGCGCATCCTCCGACAACTGGCCAGACCCCATTGTTATTGACCCGGACAATGAAAACCTTTCATTCAATACTTGCCTCGCACGTTTGCGTGACGCGCTCACTTCCTACCGTCGATTCCGTTGGACCCTCGACTGGTCCCCTAACACGGAAATGCTTTCACGCGCGACAGTGTACGCTTTGCAAGGTAAGATTGTTATTGGACCAAAAGGACTCAAACAACTTACATCGCTTAACCTCACGGCTAAAGCGATGGGACTTGCAACGAACGGTTTCTTTCCTGCGGCTGAGTCCGGTGTAGAAATTATACTGGACCAAAAAATCGACCCCCTTCAAGTAAACGCTATAGTAATGGCATATGCGTCACTTGCACAGCACAGGCTAAAAGGGTTACCAAGGTTGCATGTGGTGAAAAGGCAACCAAGCGACGAAGTTAGTGCGCTTGAACAAGAGTACGACATCGCTATAGTACCTGACCAATCAAGGACTGGATATATTGTTTTCTAAATTTCACCCACAAATGAACGAACCCACTGAACCAACCCCGCCCGCACCACAATCTCTTGAACCCCCCACGCTTAAGGCGTTGAGAGTCAAGGACCCATATCCCGGAGACGTTAAGTTTGACGACGTTAACGGGTATCGCCTGAACGCTAACATCTCCCGCGAAGATGCTAACTATATAAAAACCATTTGCTTGGACCGCGGTGTCATGCAATTAGTCACTGCCACTTTAATTCATTCATTCTGCCAAGCACTTCGTACTAACCATGCTACTACCAATCTCGATATCGACAAGTTCCACATCACCCTCCACGACTTCCTCGCCGGCGGGACCGAATGTGCCACCAATCAACACCGACCCATCAATTCCACTGGACAGCCCACTGCTCCAGTTGTTGGGAAAGCCGCTTCACGAAATGACCCCGGACGAGGTAAGGCAGCACGTGGCAAGGCTGCAAGAACTTCGGAAGAGTCCTCAGACGTTCACGGCGGCGCTCAAACAGGAGAGTGAAACTCTCAAGGAAAAGGTTGGAGGCAAAACGAGGGTGGCGAAAGTCACAAAACCACCGGTTGATATTGATAAGTGGATATGAACGACCGGCGCAACCCTAACCAAGAAGGTAAGCGTGGATGGACTCACCCCGTCCATGCCAAAGGAGTGCAAGCTCAACGAATGGCCGGCGCGCATATAGGTGAACAACTCACTGACTCTCGCATCAAACACTACATCCGCCTTGGCTTTTATGGAACCGAGCGACAGCTTGCGTTGCTTGAAGAAGAACGGGCAAAGAAACAAAAGCGCGAGTCTCGTGGTCCACGTAATCCTCTTGAAGAAATTGACATTTCAAAATTCATCTGACGAACCCACGGAAGTGAAGTGCGTAGCGCAAATGCCATGTGCCACGTGCGCGTTCTGCTTCATGCTCACTGCTAATTCTCACATCTGCACTAACAACGACTTCAAACACCTATTTGCCTATGGCACTCCTTCGCCCCTTCGTCCCAAACACATACGACACTGCACCGGCTGGGGACAACACACCTACTGCGGTCCAAATTGACCACGGCAACAACGGCAGCCCAACAGAAGCAGTGCCCAAGACCCTTCTTGTTGACGGCGCTTTCTTCATTGACAACTCTACCTATGAAGACCTTATCACTTGTGATCGCTACAGTGAATACCACATTATTCATAAACGTACCGGTCGAGGAGGGGACAGTGCACTTAACTTTGGAGGAGCTGTCCACGCTGCTTTGGAAACACGGGCACGTCGAGGCAGCATATTTAGTGTGGAGGATGAGGCGGAACAAATCTCTGCTGCATTGGACTACATCCAACGCAACCCGCTTGAGTTTGGGAACTGGCGCACAACCGACCTGTTGGTCAAGGTTATTAGGGCCTATAACCAAACCTATCCGGTGGAGGATTTTAATTACCTTGTGCTGCCGGATGGTACTAACGCAGTGGAGGTGCCTTTCGCGCTCCCTTTGGGAGAGATTCACTACGATGGCGACATCGATGGCGTCTATTACAAAGACATCCCGATTGTCTGGACCGGCAAGATTGACGGAATGATTGAGCGGGGTGAGCATTGGATACTCGATAACAAAACCACGTCGATCATGGGGCCAACGTACTTCAACCAGTTTTATTTGTCTGGCCAGATGACCGGATACTGCTTCGCCGCTAACAAACTCCGCACCGAGAATTTTGTGGGTGCAATGATCAACTGTCTTGCCATACGGGAACCAACCAAGACTGGGAAGGGGACTGAGTTCAAGCGAGAGTGGATACGTATTCCCCCACATCAAGTAGGCGAGTGGCAGCACAACACCCTTGCAGTCATTGCAAGTTTCTTTGCCAACGTACGCCAAGGGTTCTTTCCAATGAAGACTCAATGGTGTATCAATAAGTACAACCGCAAATGTCCGTATTGGGATGTGTGCACCTTACAGCAGGAACATAGGCTGGAAGCACTAAACAGTAACCTCTTTAGGGATGTTACGTGGAACCCGCTCAAGAAAGATTAACCGCTTTGAGTGCTTGCACTCACTACACAAAAACAAACAAACAAACCAAAATGAATAAACTACAATCGTTATGTCATGAATACCAAACATCACTAACAAAATTAACAACCTTCGGAGAGCTTTATGGCGATGCGCTTGAGGGTTGTGTCATTGACTGTATCATATACAACTTCGGCTGCGACCCTGAAATCACCTTAAAAGACCCGGCTAAAGTTGGTTGTGTTTTTGGCAAGGAAGGTTGGACTCGTAAAGCCTCTTATTACAAGGACAGCTATACGTGGACACGTACAGTCACAGGAATTACACTTACCATTCCAAGAGCAGAACTTATTCCACCGCCTGACGAACGGCCTGTGCTGCCCCGAGAGTTCCCAATCCAACTGGAGGATTCCAATGCACCCCAGCACTAACTATCGCGCATCCGCAACCTTTGCCTTGCTGTTCATGGGACCACCCTTGACTGGCAAGACCAACTGGTTGTTTGAATTCCCTGACCTTTACGTCCTCGACTGCGACGACAAGATGGCCAACGCAATTCAGCGTCACAAAAACAAGCAATTCTGGTTTGACCGTGCTTTGGTCGATGACAAAGGTGTCCCCGTGCCTCCCGAACTTCGGTGGACTCACTGCACAAACTGCCTCAAAGCGGCGTGTGTGGACCCCAAGATCAAGACCATCGGCATCGACTCTCTCACTCCATTTGCTGACTACTTGATCGCTCACATCCTTAACACCGGTAGTAAACTTATCATCGGAGGGATTAAGTGTATGGAGCAGCAGCACTGGACTCCATTCAAGATGCTGATGACTCAGTGCTTGATGATGCTCCGTGCAAGTGGCAAATACATCGTGGTGAATTGTCACGAAGCTACTGACAAGGACGAGATCACTGGAGCAATGACCTACAAACCAATGATCTCAGGCCAACTCAAAGACATCATCACAGGGATGTTTACCGACAACTGGCACGCTGAAACCAAACAGTCCTTCCTCGAAGGCAAAGTAGTGACCGAGTACTTCGTCCGCACCCAACCCACTGCTCGTATTGCTCTGGGCAACTCCCTTGGATTGCCGATTGAGTTCAAACCCACAGCAGATGTACTAGCCAAGTATTTACCGGGCAACGCACCCAGTGCGTTGCCCATTAAACCCACGCAGGGTTAAGCGCACAACACAAACAAACCAAAACCAAAAGAAACAAAACCACATGGCACTATTACCAACCCAAATCGACGTCGACCTCACCACAGTCGACACTTCCTACCCCGTCCTCGCAGCTGGTGTCTACCCGTTCAAGGTGGACACCGCCATTGTCAAACCCAACAAGGCCAACACCGGCCACTTGTTGGAGCTTGACTGTGAACTCCTCGTAGATGCGACAGACTCCAAAGGCAAGCCGATTAAAGCGGGTTACAAAATGACCCACCGCTGCGGCCTTAGTCCGACCGACAAGTACTCGCTCGAAGACATCGCGAAGAACGTGGCCACGATCCAAGACGCAATCTTGGGTCACCGTGTTGCGCTCGACGCGTTCGACACCGACATGCTAATCGGCCAGCGGTTCATCGCCAAGACGAAGGTCACGGCGGAGACCAACGAATACCCCGAGAAGGCCGAGTTCGGTCGCCTCGTGGCCAAGGACGGTAGCCACGGGGCACAGCAGTAACCCCCGAATACCATGGCAACTAAATGCAGCAAGAAAGGTGTCAAGTCGGCACCACAACCTTCAGGGATTCCCTCTGTTGAAGAGCGAGTTGATCGTCTCGAACGTATCGAGAACGATCGCAACCACAGCACGATGGAAATGGTCGGTAAGTCCATTCCTGAACGCAAACCCACGCTGATCGAAAGTGCCGAGCGTGTGCACACCCTACAGCACCGGGTTAATGAAACCCGTGCGCGGTTGAAGGACGCGGAGAACGAAGTCATTCGCACGCGCGAAGGACTGCACGCTCTGCTTCTTGAACACATGGCGGTCGTCGCCAAGATGTCCGCCGAGGCGGGCCTGTCGATGCCCATCAGCTAACTCAGTTCCGCTGGCAGACCGGACCATAATTGTCTGCCACCCCTTTCTTATGCTTATCACTGACATTTTTATCGCTGAACGTCTTCGTGAAGACCTAGGCGACATTCAGTCCTTAATGGACTCACTCGAAACTCATGGCATCATTCATCCTATCGTCATCGACCAAAACAATCGTCTGGTGGCAGGCGGTCGACGAACCCACGCTGCTGTTAGCCTTGGGTGGACTGAGGCTTTACCAGCTAACTTATGTGAAGTTCGAAATGAATCTGGAGAACTCACTGGTCACCGCATTGGCGTACTGCCCTTTAATTACAAGCACACACTTTCCTTGGATCAACTGCGCGAATTTGAGCTAGAGGAAAACATCCGGCGCAAGGACATGACATGGCAAGAAAAGACCCTAGCCATTTGTGACATCCACTCTCTCAAACAAATGAACTCTGCTCTCGCCGGCAAGCAATGGGGCGTGCGTGAGACAGGTGAACTCCTTAACGTTCACTACGCTTCGGTCCAGCACGCCACCGTAGTAGGTCGTGCGCTCCGCGCCAAAGACCCGGACATCCTTGCAGCTTCCACTTTTATGGAAGCGTACAAACTTGTCTTCAAAAAACGTGAAGACGAAGCCAAGAAACTCCTTGTGACTTCTACCTCTGGCGTCGCAATGATCACCACCGAACGCGTCGAAGACGCAGAATCGCTTGAAGCGGCAGAGTCCAGTGTAGAAAATCAACAGGACCAGCCGGGCGAACAGGTGGCACCCACCAAAATTGCGGTGGTTGACCTGAGTAAGTTCATCTTCAAAGGTAATTGTATTGATGTGATGAACTCGCAGCCGGAAGGGTGGGTTGATCACATCATTACTGACCCTCCTTATGCCATTGACATGGGAATGCTCGATCAAGGTAACACCGGGATGAAGAACATTGGGGATGTGGCACCAGAGCATCAAGTGGAGGACAATAAACAGCTACTCAAAATCTTTTTGCGGGCGGCGTACCGCTCATTAAAAGACAAGGGGTTCTGTGCCCTTTGGTATGACTTAGACATGCACGCTAAGCTAATGTCGTGGGCAGGTGATGTAGGGTTTACGGTGTGCCGGTGGCCGGTAATTTGGTGCAAACCGCAAGGGATGAATCAAGCCGCAGGGTTTAACTTTACCAAAGCCACCGAAGTTTGTATGATCCTACGCAAGGGTAATGCAACCCTTGTGGAGCACCAACCCTTGAACTGGCGGATGGTGGAAAAAAGTGAGGAGGACAAACTCCGCTTCGCCCAACACCCGTTTGCCAAACCGCTTGCACTATGGGGTTGGCTTATAACTGCGTTGACTCTTCCCTCTGCCACGATACTTGACCCCTTCGCCGGCTCCGGGTCTTGTCCAATAGCGTGCATGAAAAACAACCGGCGGTGGAAAGCTATTGAAGTCTCACCTCTGCACCAACCGGATTTGACTCGTGCGGTCAAAGAAGAACTGGGAACTCTTTTCAAGGGCAATGTAAAATTCATCAACGAGTAGACTCTTTTCTATGGAACAAACCTATGTAACTGTCGGAGATACAATGTATGAAGTCCGATACAACCCAGCCACTCTTGTGGTAATGGCAGTGATCGCCTTCCGTGACGGGCGAATTGGCGAACCAGTGGAGTTCGATGACCTCGACCTACCAAATCAACACGTTATTCTCAACAAGATACACGGATTCTAATGGCTGAACTGCCTTCCAACTTAGCTAATGTACATTTGCCCGCGCCACGGGCAGCACGTGCCGTCCCCAATGAATACCCTACAATTCAAGGAACCCCCTACCGAATCGCAATTATTGGTGAAGCTCCCGGTGCTGACGAAGATCAGTGTGAAGTTCCTTTCTCCGGGACTTCTGGGAGACTCCTCAACGCCCTTTTGTCGAACTTAGGTATCCTCCGAGGGGCGTGCCTTGTCGGGAACGTCTGCCAAATACGTCCTCCCGGAAACGACATTCAAAAGTTTCGGTGGGATGGTGACGAAATCCAATCTGGGTTGGATGTTCTTCGTAGAGATATTGCTGTATTTAACCCTCATCTTTGTCTTCTACTTGGCAAGTCGGCGCTTAAAGCAGCAACAGGCGAGGACCGTAGTATCCAAAGTTGGAGGGGAAGTCTCTTTGAGTCCAAGCTCATTGGGAGTCCTTTCTTTGGACGAAAGTGCCTTGCAACTATTCACCCTGCGGCAGTGCTGCGAATGTATCAATGGATGCCGTACTTGCGGTTTGATTTACAGAGAGCGCGTGAAGAAGGGCAATACCCTTCCCTTTCTCTGCCGCAAAGACACTTTGACCTTAACCTATCGGCAGCGGAAATCATCGAACGACTTACCCGCCTAAACGAAAGCCATGAAGATGTCTGGATCAGCTTTGACCTCGAAGGTTATTGGGACAGGCTCACTCGCTATTCGATTTCCACAGACCCGTCTACTGGGTTCATTGTGGATTTTACAGAAGGTGAGTTTGGTAACTACTGGTCGACCGAAGACGAGATCAGGATTTGGCAAGCTACTAGTGCATTGGCCTACAATCCACGTAAGAAAAAGGTATTGCAGAACTCCTTGTATGACGCATTTGTTCTGGCGTATGGACATAAAATTTTACTACGGAATGTGTGGTGGGATACCATGCTCGGCCACTGGGAACTTTATTGTGAGTTTGAAAAGAACCTCGGGCTGCAAGCAAGTATCTACACCAAGGAACCCTATTGGAAAGAGGACAGGGTAGGAGAAGAACTTTTAACTCGCAAACGGTATTGCTGTACTGACAGCGCGGTGACCGAAGAGATTGCATTGGTGCAGCAAAAGGAATTGAAAGACCTGCCAGCCCAAATGGCTCACTTTCAATTCAATATGGAGTTGCTTAACCCACTCCTTTATATGGAGTTGCGAGGTATGGCTTACGATTCTGTTGCGGCTAAAGAAGCACTCGCAAAAACCAAAGAAGAATACTACGCTCTTCAACACCGACTCAACTGCATTGCAGGTAAACCCCTCCAAATTACTTCTTATGACCAAGCACTCAACCTTGTCAAAAGTATGTGCTGCAAAAAACGCGGCATCGACGACATCAAAACCTTTGACCAGTGTGTCCTCTCCTCGCGCAAGGACGCACTCGACGGCTGCCAAGAGGCGGTTGAAGTTCTCAAGGCTACGGTCCTCATTGGTACTCTTCCTAACGAGAGTCAACTTGGACGAATTTCGTCAGCACTAAAACTCCACCTTAACGTGGAGTCGAACCCACAAATCTGCGATTTCCTTTACCGGCAACGCAGATTTCCTGTACAATACAAAGAAAAAGCAGATGGCACCCCTGGTGAGACTGCTGACGTCGGGGCTATACTTGAACTCTACCGAACCTCCAAAGACGATGTCCTCAAACTTATCCTCAAACTTCGCTCACTCCTTTACTGGATCGAGACTCTATCCATTGCAACCGACGCAGATGGACGTATCCGTTGCGGCTACAACCTTGTTGGGACAGAGACCGGACGTCTTAGTTGTAGTTCCTCCCCAACAGGAAGTGGATATAATTTGCAGACAGTCACAAAGAAGCTCAGGTATCTTTTTACTGCTGATCCAGAGTATTACTTTTTTCAGTGTGATCTTGCTGGTGCAGATGGATGGACGGTTGCTGCGCACTGCGCTCGGCTTGATGATCGGACTATGTTGGATGATTATTTGTGCGGCCTTAAACCCGCAAAAATTCTTGCCCTCATGTACGATAAGGGTAAAGACATCAACAAATGTAGCCGGGAAGAACTGAAAGAACTTTGCAAAGAAGTTGATGGGGATGGGTGGTTGTACTTTGGTTGCAAGCGGGTGCAGCACGGGACGAACTATATGATGAAGCAGCACACCATGTCAAAACAAATCTTAAAGGACTCTTTCAAGATGACTGGTGAACCAATCTTCTTGGAACCTGCACTGTGTCTTTCACTTCAAAACCTTTACCTCTTACGTTACTATGGCATACCGCTTTGGCAAAACTGGGTGGCGGATCAAGTCCTTCGGTATGGTGCTATTACTTCGGCGTCAGGTCACACGCGTCATTTCTACGGACGCATCAAAGACGTGGGAGGTAAGCTTAATCATGAAACGTGGAAGGCTGCGCTCAGTGAAGAACCCCAAGCTAACACTACTTACGCTTGTAACCTGGCGCTCCATAGGCTGTGGCATGACCCAGATAACCGATTCGCAGACGGACGTCTCATTGTTGAAAATCTCCATCAGGTTCACGACGCCCTTAATGGACAATTTCCGCAAGCGTACACAGATTGGAGTGTGGATAAAATACGAAGCTATTTTAAACCTTCGATCAAGATTTCAGGGATGGACATTTCCATTCCTTTTGAGGGGAAGTACGGCCTATCTTGGGGTGGGAAAGCCGTAGGAGAAATTTAACTTTATGCAAATAACAGAAGAAGAATACCTAGCCGCTTGTGATTCCAATCAAGGTTGGTGTACTTTTTGCAAGGCTTTTTGTGGTGATTTTGCGGAGCCTGACGCCTGTGGTTATACTTGCCCTGAGTGTGGGCACTCAACTGTCTATAGTGCAGAAGAAGCACTGCTTAACGGAATGATTAGTTTTTAACTTTATGCCAACAACTAGCGATATCGTCCTTACTGACGAACAAAACAGTGCCCAAGACAGAATTGTCGATTGGGTTCTCAACCAGCCTGACAAGCAAGAGTTCGAACTCGGAGGGTATGCCGGCACTGGCAAGACCACTCTTATGAAGTTCCTGCGTGCGAGACTGACGGAAGAGGACGTGTCGACTCAAGTGGCTGCCTTCACCGGTAAAGCCTGCAACGTACTACAACGAAAAGGGATTCACGCATCGACCCTTCACTCGATAATGTACGTGCCCCACACCGACCCAAAGACACACGAAATGACGTTCGAACTACGTCCACCTGAAACCCTCGAATGCGATCTAATGATCGTGGACGAAGCCAGTATGGTGTCCACAGAACTATACAAAGACCTCAAGACATTTGGGGTGAAAATTTTGTGGGTGGGGGATCCCGGTCAGCTTGAACCAGTTGGGGACAATCCTCATTTAATGGTCAAGCCAGACTTCACTCTCTCGACCATCCACCGACAAGCCCTTGAGAGTCCCATTATCACCTTGGCCACTGACATCCGCACCGGTGGAATTATTGACCGTGCCAAGCATCCCCGTCCGGGCGAACTTGACATCAGGTCAAAGACTGGCATGAAGGCTGACATGCTGCTCATGCATGACCAGATCATTTGTGCCAAGAACAAGACCCGTGAATACTTGAACAACCTAATGCGGCAAGCGCACGGGTACAGCGACCAACCCAACCGAATTATGGTGGGCGAGAAGCTCATTTGTCTACACAACAACCTCAAGCTGGGTGTGTTCAATGGCATGATCTTTTTCGTGGACGCCATCACCGAGGAGGACGGTAACGATTGGTATGTGACAATGCATACCGAGGACGGCCAAACCTACCAAAACTTCCCATTGTGGAAGCGACCTTTCTTGGAGGAACTACCCAAGCAGAATGTCTACATTCCTAAGGCAGCTTGCTGGTGCACGTATGCATATGCAGTGACCTGCCACAAGAGCCAAGGTAGTGAGTGGGACAAGGTCATGGTGTTTGATGAATGGATGCCACCTACTGTGTGGGATATGAAGCGGTGGAGATACACCGCAGTCACGCGGGCAGCAAAATACCTTACCTTTTGCCTATAATGGTTAACGATATTCTAGCCGAGCGGCAACAATCTCACGGGAACTTTGCCCACAATGCAAAGTTCTCCCAAGCATTAAAAAGGTTGCTTGACACTGGAGCAAACAGAACTGACGTACAACAAGAAGCAGTTGACATGATTTGCTTGAAACTATCTCGCATCCTTTCCAACCCAAATGTAGCCGACCATTGGGATGACATAGCCGGGTACGCTACATTAGCCGCAAACGAACTCAGAGAAACCAAATGATTAAAGTCTACACTGCAGCTAAACTTGCTACCGCACCTGAATGGGCAGACATCTGTGCTAATACCACAGACTTGTTCTTCCACGCTCGGTGGCTCAAGCACACTCGCCTCGGCACCCCTGACGACAACCCAGCCGACGCACGAATGTTTTGGCTTGAAGACGAACAAGACGTCAAGACCGCCGACGCAGTTCTCGTCTTTGGCAAGCACGACGAGAAACTTCGTGGTGCCCTTGTCGAAGCCGGCATTGCCATCGCCACGGGCATTCCAGTGTTTGTTGTTGGCGACCACCCTGACTATGGTACTTGGAAATACCACCCCTGCGTAGTTCGCTGTCTGTCCTTAGCTGACGCTCTTCACAAACTATCCTTGCTGAATAGTCAAAAATTCCACTCTCACGAACCTTCCTTATGGGACGCATTATAGACCCTAACTCTCCCACCGATTCTGGTGGACGCACTCTCTACGTGGTCATGGACAAAGACCTGTCCACGGTAGTCAAATCCCCGGGGTTGGACGAACCATACCACACTACTATGTATGAAGCGGCTGAACAAGTCGCTTGCGAAGTAGGTGGCGTGGTCAAGACCTTACGGGAAGCGATTAAACTTGTTGCCAAAAACCCCAAGAACCACAGGAACTAACCCTCCATGTCCTTCTTGGACGATTACAAAACCTTCACCTCTGGTAATGAAGCGCACCCAAATTACCACCTTTGGTGTGCTCTTGTTGCTCTCTCTAGTATTGTTAGTCGACGCGTCTACATTGAACAGGGGTTCTTTCGAGTGTATGCGAATCTTTACGTTGTGCTTGTGGGTCCTCCGGGCAATCGTAAGACCACCGCGATGAGCGTCAGCAAGACCTTAATGCGAGAGTTGAAGACCATTCCCATGACGGCTGAGTGCATTACCAAAGAAGCTCTTGTACAATCAATGGCAGAGAACGAGCGGGCGTTCCAACCAGCACCAAAAGACGGTGCGGCCCTTATGCCTACTGTTTACACTCCCTACACCGTTTGCGTCACAGAGCTTTCTCAATTTGTCGGTGCCTCGAAAGAGAACATGATCGACTTCCTCACTACCATATATGACCAAGACTTCTACGAAAACAAAACCAAGAACAAAGGAACCGACACAATCATTGGTCCTTACCTTGTCGTGCTGGCCTGTACCACCCCAGCCTGGATCACCGCTCGATTACGTGATGACGTTATCTCAGGGGGATTTTCCCGCCGTGCATTATTCGTTTACGAAACCGAACGCGGAGAACGTATTCCATTTCCTGAAGTTACTGCAGAAGCCCGACTGGCTTGGGACCGAGTTGTGGAATACAGTCGTAAGCTTCTTGAAGTCAGTGGAGTATTTCAATGGGACCATAAAGCTAAAGACTGGTATTCCCATTGGTACAAAACTCTTGACATCCCAGACGACCCCACGGTCCAAGGGTACTACGAAACCAAGCACATGCAACTCCTTAAAGTTGCGATGCTCGTCTCGTGCTCGGAATCCACTGACTTAATCCTGCGGATCGACCACCTTAAACGTGCGCTTGAAATCCTTGACCACATGGAGATCAATCTCCCGCGAGTGTTTGAGGGGATTGGGCGAAACGAACTTAACGCCATTGCGTCAAAAGTTATTGAAGTCGTTACCCGTGGTAATGGGTGTATGCCAGAGAAGAAAGTCTACGCAGTAATGTTTGCAGAAGGCACTCAAGGCGAACTGGACCAAGTCATAAACCACCTAATTTCTAGTGACAAGCTCAAGCGAAGTAATCTCGAAAAGACAATCACCCGAGGGGGGGAACAAACCAAAACCGTAATTCAAGTACTCCACCTACCTTCATGGAAACCAGATCAGCCCAAGACGTCTTAAACGACGACAACAAACCCACCTCAGCCCAAGAAGACTGGGTAGGCGTGGATGGGTCAATTCAAGGTTAAAATTTTCGTTGCACAAGTAAGGTAATCGACGCTTACTACACCCTTGGACAACTGAGTGGTGTGTCCTGTCGCGTGAGCTACAACAGTTAACCACCTTTAAGGTGCTTACCACTTGGGACAAGTAGCAGGGTCGGAAACCTGCCAACGAAAAAGCCCCCTGACTTTAATTAGTCAGGGGGCTTTTTTTGTCCAGTTGATTTTCTACACCAGACCTACAAGGGATCGCCCGGCTTTCTGGTCTTGCCCATCGTGAGCATAGGGTTGTCAGTGCTTCCGGACTTCTGTGCCGCAGTGCGCATCTCTTTCAATCCGGGGTCTTGAGGAGTCTTACTCCCGTCACCATCCCCGAGGGGTTGGTTGTCGCCGTCGCATTTTTTGTAATCGTCTTTTTCTTTCATAACTTTCTTTTTGTGGTTTTGGTTAGATGATCCTCAGCACATATAGGATCAAAAGTATCACGAGGATCGTGCCAAGCCCACCGACGGGGCCGTAGCCCCACCCACTGCTATATGGCCACGAAGGAAACACTCCTACCAAAAGGAGTATAATAAGGATTAGTAGTATTGGATTCATTTTGTTTAGTTTGTGCCTACCATTCCCGCGTGCGATTCCACCATGCGAACCGCTACGGCCCGCGGCAGGTACGGGTTTTGCTGCATAAGTTCATCCACCATTTGGGCCTTCGCCAAAGTCGCTGGAGTCATTCCTCTTGTACCTACAAGGTTCATTCCAGTGAGGTCTTGTTGCATCATCAACGTCCTTTGAACCTCTGATGGTGGAGGGCCGGTCTGTTGGAAGGACTGGTAAATGTTTTGGCGGTCCTGTGCATTCCCAACACTCCCAGTCCTTAACGGGTCTTGTGGCATTGTCCTTTCCTGCACTTGTTCTATGACTGCCCTAAGTCCGGCGGCTGGACTGTAGGAAGGATCAACTTTGGCTCGGTCGAGAAGAGCCTTTCGTACTCCTTGCTGATCACCGGCAATAAGTTGGGTGGCAAGTTGTGAATGGAACTGAGAAAGTTCTCTAGCGGCGATGGCGTCACTTCGTTTTCCAAGGGCTTCTTCGTCATACAAGTTCGAAATGCGTGAGGGGGTAAGCCCCACTGCAGAGGCGATTTGTTCGGAGGGAGTTAGTTTGGCTAAAAGGGCACCACTCGCGCTTCGAGCGTCACCACCATTTTCGTAAAGTTTGAGTCCGTTTTTGAACGCGACTGGTAACATGTTTTCTGCTGCGGTCAAGTAGTTTCCTTGTGACAGGTTCTGCACCCCTGTGACCATGTTCTTGAGAATGCTTCCGGGTGCCCCTGCTAGATCAGCAGCAGTGAACCCTGATTGGGGATCGACCCCAAGCATGTTGCCAAGCCCCAACCGAGCGGAAAGGTCTACCGGTCCCATCATTGTCGGAAGTCCCTTCATGGCAAAGTCAGCAAGTTGCCCCCCAAGCACATGATCGTTTCCTGCGAGGCCTGCTACGGTCTCGCGCATGTTTTTCTTCAACTGCAAGTTAGGAAAGAGTTGTTCCATCATAGCTACACCAGCAGCCATGCCCGGCATACCCAGAGCGCCTGCGAGTACGAACTGAGTGCCAGCCATAAGTCCAAACGCTTTACGTGCTTGCCACAACTCACGTCCCTCAAGTCCAGTCTTGCCAAGCGCGTCCAAACCAAGGCGAGTGAACATGGCAATCGAGGACCAAGAAAAGTGTTGCAGTGATGCAACCATTTGGACCACAGAACGGGGTATGTATTCACCTGACATTATTGTGGGTGAGCGTGCAGCTTTTCCACCCACAAACGCGGTGAGGCGGGTGAAGTCTTTTGCGTAGTTATACGCATCATCCAAACCCTTGCCTTCATCCAAGGCTTTGTGCAATCCAGCAAGGAAGGTCAAACGAGAAGTGACTGCGGTCGCTTTACTGAAAATGGTCTTGGTCAGATTCATGTACTGGTCAAGGGGTTGCATGGCCTCTTTACCAATGTCAGTTAAGGGACCTCCATTTGCAAATTGACTCAAGTTAGTGACTGCATGGTCAGTGGTGTCAGTGAATTGATCTGCAATTCCTCGATCCACCACACGATCCGCTTCTGCCTTCAACAGTGCAGTTTGGATACGTGGGTCACTAAACTTACCTCCAATAGCGTCTATTAGGGTCTTGCTTGCGCGACCTAACAAACTAGCCGACTGCCCATAAGTAGCACCATCCCGCACCAACTGGGCAGGCACACGCATGAGAGGGTGAGACGCCACTGCCAAAAGGCTTGACACGTTACCCCCCAAAAAGTATTGAAATACTCCTTCATTAGCAATCCTTGCTATGTTACTTCCCGGAGCAAGAACGTTGTCCAGTTGCTGACGACCCAAGTTTCTCACGCTTGGATTCTGCATCAACTCGGGATCAGCGAGCTGGATGTTAGCCTCGCTATTGGTGTACCTTCTTGCTATGGCATGAGGCAACGTCGTTAGGTAGTCAAATGTTCCCTGCAGGAGGTCCATGTTTTCCACGCCCGGCGTAAGGTTTCTTTTCTCAAAGAATTTGCCAATACCGCGTGTGCGCATTTCTTTGGCAACCGCTTCCCCGAACGAGTACTGCTGCCGGAACCTTTCTTGTTCGTCTGGCGGCAGAGTCTGCATAGCTTTTTCGTATCGGACTTTTTCAATAGCTTGGTAAGCCCGCATGGCGTCAGGAGCCAAACCTGCTGTGTCGTTTCCAACGGTTTGGTCGTAGACGGATACGTTTTTAACAGTTGGATCGCTTGAGAGTCGGGTTTTGATGACATTCAACTGCCCTTGAGTTTTGGCACTTTCTCGTGCCATTACACCATCTTTTTCGTATGTAATGTGGTACTGCCCAAAACGCTGTGCGGTGACAAACCAAGGCCGGTCTGAGAACTGCTGTTTGATACCTTGAAATGGTTGTACAAGGTCTTGTGCGTGTTGCATAGCAGCTTGCAACGTCGAAGGAGGAAGTTTGGTTGCGAGGTCAGCCAACGTGGCATCAGGATTGGCAAGTCCCTGAAACTCACCCGCTTTGGCAAACACTGCCTGTGTCACTTGCTGACCAAGTTCTTTTGCAACGGTCGCTTTGATAGTGGGTTCCGCCGCTTGAATAACCCTTGTGACGCTGTGTTGGTTTTCCCAGAACTCTGCCTGCACATTCCGGCTCGATGCAAGTTGATACGCTTGACTAACTTTGGTGCGCAGTTCATTAAGTTGGTCTGCCTGCTTGGGGTTTAGGGTGTACTTTTTGTATAGTTCACTAATCTCCCCTGCGTTCATAAACCGACTATTTTGCTGCTCAAACAACACCCGGTCGTTGAATGCTTTTTGCATTGGCACACTCTTACCCATAGCGTCAGTCAAGTCCTTGGCAAGGAACTTGGTTTGACCAGTCAAATCTCGTTGAAACAATGGGGAGAGTATTTCCTTGGCCGTGTTGTTGGCGAGACTTGCATGGCCGAACGCAACATCTGCAATCGGTTTCAATAGGGGGTGCATAGCCACGATCTGCATAAACGGCATAAGTCCTTCGCCGGGACGTATGCGGTCTGTCTCTTCACTACTGGAAATCTTGGCGTGGTAAATTCTAAGTGCCGCGTCAATGTCTTTGTCTCCTGTAGCCAAGTCATTGAATGCAGGGAGGGTGTTGTTTTGCAGTTGAGCCAAATACTCTGTAGGATTGGTTCTTTGTAAGTTATCCAACACTCCTATGGCTTTGGTTATTTCATCGGGTGTGCGGGCAAGGTATTTGTAATTCTCTGCCATCTTGCTAACCGCTTGTTCGACCCGAACATCCACCCCCCGATACTTGGTTATTCCTGTGGTTGCTGTTTGCCAGTACTGTTTGATTGCGTTAGTGATTTCCGAAGCGCCTTTGAACATTTGCTGCACATACCGTTGGACAGCTCCGTCACCGTAGGTGAGTTCACTTTGAATCTGTAAAGCCCGCGGTACCGTGGGTCGTTCGGATAAACCGACTCCATAGATACCAGCTAGAGTTGCAACAAATTCCTTGGGCGTCTGCGAGGAGTACTTGACGAACCCTTGGAACTCCGGCGTCTTAGCCAGTTGATTGTAAAGGTCAGGAGAAACGGCACCGCGAAAAGCAGCAGCAAGGCTATCAAACCGTTGGTCTGGTGTAAGGGCGTTGGCAAGTTCATATTGTTGATCTACGACATAGGTTTGGTCAGGAGGTAATTGGCCACGCTGGTAGAGTTGGTCCACTATATGCCACGCTTCGTGGTTGGTATAAACCATGTGCATGAACCCTTTATCTTGCACAGGGAAGGATTTTGGGTTCAATGCAACAATACCATCCCATGCCTTGTTCATGGAAATCAGTGCGCGTCCGGGATCAGCAGTACCTTCTAGCCCAACCACACGAGCACGGCCAGCTTGAGGAAATACTGCGGCCACGCGTAGAAGTCGATCCATCGAATCCGCATACATAGCACTTTCTGGAGCGGTCATCCCACGCAGGCCAAAGAACTTCTGCGCCCAACTCTTTGCGCTTAACAAGAATGAATTTTTGGTGCCCCGTTGGTAGTATTCTGAGGGCACTCCCATGTCACCGGCAGCTTTCCGTAGTGCAGTTGCACTAGCTTGCTCTTTCTGCAACTTGAACCAATCCTGCACCTCTGGTTGTTGGAGTAACCAATCCTTCATGAACGGCCGAAAGGTCTTGTCAAACCAATCCTTAACCCCAGCGTCGTTGGTAAATTGTGCACCTGACTTAGCAAACTCTTGATTGAGTCCTTTACGGTCCAAGTTGCTTATGTCGTTCTGCGGATTCATTATGTGGTCAAGCATGATTTTTGCTCGACTCACAAACTTAGTTGGTTCTTTGCCACCATATAGAACAACCTCCACCAGGTTCAACCTATTTAGCACTCCACCTAACTGTTCCAGTATATGGTTCCTTGCAAGTGCTTGACCATCTTCATCCAATTTACCCACTTCCCCTGCTATCCCGTCCAAGTGTTCTGTAGGTTCAATCCCTTCTCCAGTGAAAGTCAAATCAGGTGTGCCTGCTTTACCTTCACCGTTGTCTGGTTGAAAGTTTGCATCAGTAGACTTGACTGCGCGTTCGTCTCGATAAACCTTAAACTGATCCCCTTCTTTAGCCACTCGATAAGTGTAAGAACTGTCCTGCTTTTCTTGGCTTTGTAAATCCTGCGCCTCTGCGTGTGCGTCAGCCTCCGTTGAGTGACTACCCACTTCTTCACTTGATGTGGTTTCAGTCCTTGTCCTCATAGACCGTGCATTCTCCGCCGCGGTACGCAAGTAGTTGAAAATCTGGCCGTCAGACTGTTTAGGGTCAATCTTACCAAGGGCCTTTAACGTAGCGTCGTCACTTTCAGGAGTCCGGTCATACCGACCCATGTGGATAACCCGTTGCCTTATACCTTCAATTCTTTGAAGGTCTTTGGGGTCCATTGCCTGCAACCTCGGCACAGCTTGTTCCATTTCACTATCCGGTTTCCCTTCGATCATGTCCCCATACTTAGGGTTGTTACTCAAGTGATCCCAGACCTGTGCAAGCATTGGGCGAACTTGTTCTCCAAGTTCCCCAATCATTTTACTGCTCCACTCACCAAACGCTCTTGCCCCTGCTTCAACATGAAACGCACCCAGCACGGCTAGGTCACCAATAACCGATGGGTCGACCCCAACGTTAAGTTGGCCCAACTTTGCACGTAGGCGTGCCCGCGCGGCTTCCGCGGCGTCTTGCGACACGAGTGCGTTGTTTTCACCATACTGAGATTTTTCAGTCGCTTGCCTGTCTGCCACTGACTGTTCCAGTGTGTTGGTGATACGACGAACGGTCTTCTGAACCGCCACGTTTAGCGGGTCTCCGTTGTCGACGAAACGTTGAATCGACACCTTCAGGGAAGAGTCGTTGAGGTCGTCAAGCGTGACATTTTGGACTGAGAACTTCGGTCGCAAGGTAGCATCGTATACTTGCTTGACTTGTGCAATGGCATCTGCCATACCACTGCCGTCAGGGGTGGCCGCAGCCTTAGCTATGTCAGCCACCTGCTGCACAACTGGTGCTTCGATTGTAGGTGGTTTAATGGTCGCTTCTATGTCTTGTACCTTTGGCGGAGTAATGGCTATTGGACCTTTTAACCTTGCCAAATAGTCGGTCATGGGATTCACTCCCGTGACAATAGTTTGGTCAGGTACTGTTGGCCGAGGAATTGGCTGACCAAGTAAAGTTTCAGTTGCTGGTGCCGGCGTCGATACGGTCGCCTTTGCTGCCTTTTGTGCATCTTTCAATCCCCAAGAAACTTTAGTTGGCTCAGGAGCACTAGGCGTTGCTGGAGTTACTCCACTACCTTCAATCCAGCCGGGCACGTTAGGTACATAACTAATCGGTTTAGGTGCAGGTTTATTGGCAGCATCAATAGACCCAAAAATGTTATTAAGAATAGGGTCGTTGCTAAATTGTCCAGGAGCCCAACTTTCGGAAACCGGTGAAGCAACCGGAGGAAACATATTAGGACCAAAAGTAACCTTGGTAGGATCAGCCCCAATGGTTGGTAACGGTGTACCCATTTCAGCGTCATGTGACAACTGAGTAAGTCGCTGAGTTTCTTGGTACGCTTTCTCTTCGGCAGTTGGTTGGTTCGTTGTGCCATCCGTTGCACTAAACAAATGCCCGAGTCCAAAAGCCATGAACGGCAAGTTCCCAACCGCGCTCTCAACAAGATGGCCAGGGTCAGTGTCAAGCCCATGCCCACTATAAAGACTTTGGGCTTGGTGAAGCACCTCCGGCACCGCTTGAAACACCCCTTGCTCCGCACCAAAACCTAGAAGTTTACTACCATAATTTTCTGCTACTGCCTTACCTATAGCTGCGGCAGGTTTAGGTAAAAGCGCAGCAAGTAAACCACTTCCAACACCAGCAGCAGCACTTCCTGTGTCGGTGTAGGTCTTAGCTCCCGATAACAAACCTGTACCTGTTAGGCCCCCCAAAGAGGTCAAAGCCGCGGCCCCTCCTTCTAGTACAGGGGCCGATCCTCCAGTTAACAAACCAGAAACTACTAAAGGAGCAATGTTAACTAAACTGCGAGGTATACCTTCTCCGGCTGACCGGAAGTTCTGTTCGTACTGCGGTGCCACCGCCCTTCCCAGTCCAGCAAACAAACTCCCACTAGCCTGACTAACAGGATTCAGTGCCGTGTCCATGTTGGCACTTATCCGCTTCAACAAATTGTCATTCAACCCACTATCAAACAGATTGGTTCCAGTCGCCTGATTCAAGTGCTGGGCATAATCGGGCAAACTCATCCCAGAATAAACTGGGCTAGTTTGCTTGTCCTGATTATACAAATTTAGGACTTCGCCATAACTTAAGGGACTATACCCCGAAGCTGGCTGTGCATTACCTATGGGAGTTGACAAAGCCATTTTATTTGTAACCGATCATAGCCATTAACTGTTGGATGGAACTACCTGCATCACCTTGAGGTTGCCAACTTTTAGGTTGGGGATTTTTTGGTGGTTGTGGGTTTGGTTGGTTTATCCCTGACAAGAATTGACTTCCAGTAGCCGTTGACGGAGCACCAGTAATTCCCATAGAGGCTAAGTTAGTCACTAAAGGATTGGTGTTACTTGCACTTGTAGGTGCTGTTATTGCTCCGGCTGACATTTACCCTCCGTAACCAAGGGCTTTGGCAATTTGTGCCATAATGTCATTACTGCCACTTTGTCCGATGGCAGGCTGCCAACTCTTGGGGGTTGGGTTGTAGCTGTCCTGCCCTTGAGGTTGCTGCATGCCCGTTGCGGCTTGCCCCCCACCTTGTCCCCCCAACATCCCGTTGGATTGGAGTCCTTGAAACAAAGAGCTATACCCCCCATTTCCAAGTGCGGACATAAGTCCACTTCCTGCGGCGCCACTAGCCCCCGCGGCTCCTGCACCAGCGGCTCCTGCACCAGCGGCTCCTGCACCAGCGGCTCCTGCACCAGCGGCTCCTGCACCAGCGGCGGTGCCTCCAGCGGCACTACCAATTCCTGACAATAATCCAGCAGCCATATTATGATTGACCTCCTGAGTTTTGCCCTTGTGCAAGAGCGTTTAATATATGATAAACTATGTGGTCAGCGCCAGTAGCCCCTAGTTGTTTGCCTGCTCCGTAGGTTAAATCAACCCCGGCATTTGGGTTACCAAGTTTATCCACATTTGGGAAAATACCGCTCTTTCCTGTCGATGGGTTAGTCACAGCTACTTTTACGTTTGGCCATTGACTTTGAGGAATGCCCATTGCTTGTAACTCTTCAGGATGTACAGCCACTCCAGCAAGGTTCGGGTCGCGAGTGTTGGCCCCCCAAGCACCCACTCCATTGTCCTGTTTGTCCACCGAACCGTCAGGATTTAACCCGAACATAGTAGCAAGGCCTGGGTACATTCCACCGCCCGCACTGCCATTCATTGAAGTAGGTGCCCCAGCAGGAGGTGTACTTTGGGAAGGTGCCCCTGTCGATGGGTGTTGGGGTTTCATTCCAAAAAGAATGTTTATGGGGTTCATGGGGTTCTGATCTTCTTGTGTGGCACTACCAGGCCATCCATAAGAGTCCCCACCATAAGCATCCCACAAACTTTTAAGCGGGCTAAGAATAGCCGGTAAAAGGCCGCCTTGACGTGCGTTGGGGTCAGGTGCTTGATCCCCCCCACTTGACTTTTGCTGTTGAGGCGCACTAGTTCCAGGATCAATTGTTTGTGTACTTGCCGGCCCTTGTGTGGCTCGGCCAGTCCGTTGCATGACAGAATCCAACATGGCTTTCTGCTGGGCAGCGGTAGCCGCTTGCGAGTCCAAGCCTTGTTGAATCCCTGTTGGATCAACTTGTTTGGCCAAATCCTGTGTCATGATCTGCTTTAGTCCATCAGGCAAGAACGGAGCAAGGTGGTCAAGTGCCATAAGCCGAGAGTTCAACTCCTTAGCTTCTGGGGTCTCAGAAAAGTAACTTGCATGGGCACCATACATTCCCTGTTGCGCTTTCTCCAAACCTAACTTAGACTCAGCCTCACGGCCAATCCACGGAATACTTGCCTGCGTTGCCTGCGTCCCCACATTAGTAGAACGGGTCTCCGCCATCGTCCTTGCAATGTTCGCTGCGGCTTCACGGCCAATCCACGGAAGTTGTTTCTGAATCTCCTCGGCCTGACCACCCAACAACCCTGTCTCTGCTTGAGTCTTACTCACATCAGCCTGAGCTTGTTGTGGAGCAATCCTTCTCAACTGCCTTTGCTCAGGAGAGAAGTAACTATACATTTTGAGGATGTCACTCAACGCACTTTCTTGCGGAATGAACCCTGCTGCGCTAGGCGCTTGTCCAGCTTCACCAGCCATACTATTTCCCTCCTTTCTGGTCCGGTTGATTTTTTAAACCAGACCTGCCCCAAAATAGAAACCAGAAAGCGACCAAGGGAAAGTTGGTCCACCCCCACCGGTAGCCGGGTTCGCCAAACAACCATCCACCCCAACGGGTGAGGGGTTTGACCATGAATAGGTTCACCAACCACCGAACAAAGCGGTTAGTTTGCATGACCGGTACAAGCCACTGAGCCATTGATCGGTACCCTTTTACTCGGGGGCCTGTGCAGAACATGTCTCGGCTGGCCCGTACAAACCAAGGTAGGTTTCCGTTGTACGCTTCCAAGAAGATGAAACAGCACAGGGTAATGCCGGCCCCCCAGTTGTCTCCTTGTTGGGTGGTGTGGGTAAGTTGGTTACCAGACGTATCTTGGTTGCTGAAGTTCGTTCCGCTAGCTTGGTGAGGAGCAACCGAAGCGGCAAAGTCAAGGTTGCTTGTAGGGGAAGGCCCACCCATAAGTGCCCCTGCTGCTTGAGTACCAATTCCAACCGCGTCTCGTTGAGCTTGTGCAAGTCCAGCCCCTTCCCGGAATCCACTTCTTGCCGTGGCATCCCCTCCAAGAGTATCAGCACTCTTGGCCTGAGCCATTTGGTTACCAAACATGTTTTGCACCAAGTTGCTGGCTCCCGAGGTACTGTTGCCGTTGTAAGCGGAGTTCAATATTCCTTCGAGGAAGTTTTGCCCTTGGGCTTGGGCACCTGCATTTTGAGTTGCAATCTTCTTGTTAAGTTTGGTATAAAAAGGGTTGACCGCAATGGAACTGGTCCCACTACTACCTCCATTCCCTTCTGTGTTACTTCCGAACAAGCTGTTGCTGCTGCCTTCTCCGGTTGAAGATGAATAGCCACCACTCATAATAGTTAAATATCCTTTCGAAATGTCATGAACTCACGACGGAACTTCCACCCACGCTCGAAGAGCCGGATGTTAGCGCCACAGATTCGTTTGGTTGCTGCCTTTAGGCAACGGATACCACGCTTTCGCGCGTAGGTTTCGGCATACTTGCAAAGTTCTTGCAACCCTCCTTTGTACTTGCCGTTGGTGTAAGCGGCCCATACAAAGAAGCACCGCTCTTCCATAATGTCAACGGCCTCAAAACAAATACCAAAAGCAAGAGGTTTACCATTCTTGGATTGCAGAACAACAATCAGGCCAGCTTCGTCCATACCAAACACCTTCAAAAGGAGTTGAAGAAAAGTGTCGTCAGTATAGGTGGCCTTAGCCCCACGGGGGTCGTTGAGCGCAACCATTCCTTGCTTTAGGAACACCCAGTATTCCAAAAGGTCGTCGATCGTACGTATTTCGACAATGTCGTTCATTAAGTGGATGGGTAGGTAACTGCTTTGGTTGTGGGGTCAACAGCAAAACCATTCAACCGGTTCTCGTGCATGTCGATTCGACTTTGCATATCGCGGATAGTTTTGAGCAAATCAGGATACTGCTTGCGCATCTCCTCAAAAGTTTCTGGTGCCTTCCAGATACGGGTACCAGTAGGGCGGCTCTTTTTAGCGGTTGCTTTAGCAAGCGTTAAGGTAGTTGTGTTTAGCCGGTTGGTTTTGACTATATTGCCCATTACCGTTCCTCCAGTCCTGCGTTAAGGTCAAAGCCCCACAGACCGTAGACATTCTCACCAAACATGACAAACGTAGCCGCCCGAGATTGTTTACCTGTGGATTGTAAACCTTTGAAAATGAACTTGAACCGATAAATACGGCCTACTGTACGTACTCCTGACAAGCGTTGCTCAAGCAAACCGGGGGTCCAGTTACCCACTAGTTGGTAGTTCAAAGGACTGGAAATGAAGTCCCGGCTAGATACCCAAACCTGTAAACATGACCCCTCTGCCCAACCTGCGTCAATGTAAATGGTGTCGATCTCCTTGACCATTTGAGCATCACCATAAAAAATGTCTCCTGACTCAAGGTAAGGATCAGATTCCTCAACCACTAAAGATGTAGCGTCTCCCGGAGCAGCTTCGGTGTAAATGTCGCCTAAGTCTTTACCAAACAGTACTGGAGTCGCAACACTAACATTCAACCCAGCGATTGTAGGGGTGTAGTTTCCTAAAGTTCCAATAGTGGGTTCGAGTGTGTTAAGCAGGTCGATTGGCACATAAGTACTACCACCCTTACTTAAAAAAGCGGATACGTTGCGCCCTTCGATTGGATACCAGATGCTTTCTTTGTAGTTAAACACCACCGCCTTGTCATACTCACCCGTGGATTGATTTGAGCAGTACCTCCACGTGATTTCGTACAAGGAAGTGTCAACTGAACCGTAAGTCCTTTGAGAGAATTGTAAGTTGCTCGAAACGTCGTTGAAAAAGTAATCCCTTATGTCATCCCCAATGCTTTGCACACTGACCCCGTCATAAGTCCAAAAGTCATCCAGCCCAATAAAGTAATGCAACCGGTTTAGGGCAACCAGTGAATATGGGTATGTGCAACCAAGGCTGTCAATCTGTTGCTGCAGCTGCATCACTCCATTGTTGAACCCAACATACGCCATGTTGTAAATTGAGTCCTCGGTGTAAATAATGCACAGGTCACCCAGCCGCTTAAGGCCAGTAACACCAAGCCCAAGATCGGTAGTGGCTGGAGTTTCAAGGTCGTAATAATCCGCTTCGTTTGTGACTGTTGGGGCGAAGTTGGGAAAGTTTAACACATCACTAAAAGCAACCCTATTTGGGTATAGTGAAATACCATCACTTAAATTAGCCACCACTAGATGGTTGTAGAAATTCTCTATGTACTTCCCTTGGTAATGCGGTCCATACGTGCCGGGCGTAAGTGGAGGGACTTGAGTCAGTTCGCCGTGAGAAACCAAGTCCCAGACTGTGGTCAAGTCAAACCACTTGATGTCATTGTACAGGTTTGTGAAATACAACCCAGTAGAATGGGAGTACACCGCCCAGCGAGAAAACCCGGCGGGTGGATTAAAACCAGCCTGAATCAATGTAATTGTATTTGTCAAAGAACTATACAAATACAACGACGAGTCAGTCAAGAAAAAGATGAGTTGATTAGATCCGTTAACTACAGCAACCACAGAAGTAACAACTGCCATGTCGGTTGTTTGGACCAACTTCTTTAACGGAGTTATCTGGCTTATAGCCCCTAAACGAAATCGAATGTTTAGTGCATCCCACCATTTTGATGGGGGAATCAAGTGCGGCGGCCGGAACCTACTGATCCCGGCTGTCGTCTGATAATGCGGTTGTGAGCGAAAAGAGGATTGCACAGTACTATCCGATTTTCATGAAAGTAACAGAGCCAAAGTAGTTCAACGCAATGGCAAAGTTGTTGGGATCGGCGCCAGCGTTGCATGCAACACCCAAACCGTTAGTGTTGTTACGAAGTTGCATGTATGTCTGAAACTCATATTGCTGGGTAGTGGAAGTCACATTGAGGATACCTGAAATGAAAGAGTCCGAAGTACAACCCGAAGGAGCATGAGAAGAAGTACCCAAAATCACTTGGGCGGTTCCACCAACGTTGGTTAAGGCTACTTGATGTCGATTTATCGCGTATCCGGGGAACCTTCCCTGAAACAAATACTTACCTATTGTGTTGAACGAGAAGACTGCTCCTCCAGCAGCCGTGATCAAGTTACCTCCATTATCGCTCAACGTCCACCCATTGCTAGTCACGCGAGGAACCCATACATTGTTGCCACTGCCGGTGGAAGCAAAATCACCTGCATTGGTTTCAACCATCGTAACTACGTTGGCCGCCCCAGTACTCAGGTGCATCAATTCAACGACATTCAACAAGACCAGTCGGGTCTCACGCAGCGCGGCTCCAATCAAACTTGGGTTTTCCAAGTCTGTGGGATTTGTAGTAACTAGTGCGGCAAGGTCGGTTGTAGCGGGGTAGTTAGCCATAAAAGTTAATCAAGAGAGTAATCGTCCACACCGCCTTCGGTTATAGATTCATTCCACGACACAACAGCCCCCCAAGCATCCGAAAGCACCTTGTCGGTAATTGTCACTCGTTGAGCGTCCTTCAAAAAGAAGTTCAGTTCCCTTATGGTCTGGTAAAGCATCCAGTCCTGACATTCGTTCAAGAAAAAGTCTTCATCCACACCACACGTACTCATACCACTTGTTAACTGCACCGCTCCAGTGCAATTCACCCCCGCGGTGTAAGTCCCATCTATAATTGGACTAATAACTTGAGGAACAAAACTAAAGGGAAAAGTAGACGCCAATCGGTCTGTGAGTAGCCACTCACTTCCATTAAACCAAATGAAGTAATTAACCCCCATCGTTTGTATAGTGCCTTGCATCATATACAAGGTCTGGGTGTTAAAAGTACCCACTTCATTATACACCCCACAAACATTCGGGTTTAGGTTTCCTTCCCCCAAATTGGTCACTGTCACAATTTTGTTCGCCCCATAAGGCTGCGCCCACAAAACCGCATCAAAATTGATTGTAGGATTCGAAACATTTTGCCACAGGTTGACATCATTGGGCCACACATACACCGTGTTCCCTTGCCGAATCACCACAGGTACATCCGCATAAACCGTGACTGTATCTCGAACCTTCGTAGGGTCAAACATGACCCTTTCCCACGCAGCGTTAAACCGCTGATAAAACCTTTCTCGTGAAATCAAGTCAGCCGGGCGACTGACTGTTGGAGCAACCTGATACTGCACATAAGCCCTCTCCAACTTCATCACCGGGGCGATGATGTTGGTCCCATGAAACACTGCTGTACTGAGGTCTCCTCCATTCATCAAATCCACCACCACATCCACGGACGAACGTGCCAGTTCAAAATCCAACAGTTTTTGGGCTGCTAGTTTTGCCCGGTTGGCAGCACCCAAAAGAATATCAACTCCATTATTCGTGAACGAATCTGGAGTGCGATTCATGTATGCGGCAACTAGGTATTTGAACTGAGTGATGTCCATGGATGGTGGTGATGAAAGTCAATGGCCGCCTAGGTCCGGTTGAAATCTTCAACCGGACCCTTGGGCAGCTTACTGTATCCGGTTACTTCCCGGCGTTCTCGCCGCCGAGGTCGCCCTTAGGCGCACCACCGACGTCGTACTGACGCATTTCGTTGCGTTCCTTCTCGGCCTTGGTTTCCTCAGCGGCTCCCCGAAGCATGTCCGTGTCTTTCACGTTCTTGCCTGAGGAGGTGGTGACCTTCAACGTGCGAAGGTTTGGTGTCATTGGCATAACTAGGTTTCCTTTCTTTGGTTAGTGAGTTGTGGTTGGTTAGTTCAATGCTCCGGGAGCCACCGTGACCCCACCATAGCCAGTGATCCAGCCTTGGAAGGTTCCGGTTTGGTCTGTGGGCACCCCGGTGGACGCTGCACAGAACAGCAGGTTGGCCTGCAAGTAATCGGGGAAGGTGTCGAGAATGACAGAGTTGTCCGATTTAACGAACTGGCTTGAGTCTTCGATCGTCGCGAAACCGAAAGCCGCAGCCGGGCACAAGTTAGTTGTACCACCTTGAGTGGCTAAGGTTACTTGAACCAATTTGCGGATACGAGATTTAAGGGCTTTACCCCCAAGTTCCTCGTTTTTCAGTACGACGACATTCGCTGCAGTGAGATTTGCCATTGTAGTTCTTTTTGAAGTGGAGGGTGACCACCGTTAAGATGGCCACCCCCAACAGGTTAGGGCGCGTAGTCCTGCACGTTTTGCAGGTACATGTGCGATTCAGGGAACCGGAACTCCAGTCCGGCCTCGGTGAACCATTCGTCCAGCCGGTAATCGGCGTCGTTCGGCTGGCGATTGGTGAGCAGCTCGGTATCGCGACCCTGCATGTACCGGTACAGCAGGTTCTGCACATCCACAAACAGCGCGTTGTAGCGCATGATCGGGTTCTGCGAGAAGAGCGGGTGGCTCTTGTAGTAGATCGTGCCGAACGAGGTGTCGTGCTGAACCACGGTCATGCCGTAGGTCGTCTTGTCACCCTGCCGCGCTTGAATCGTGGTCTTCGACCGGTACATCTGGTTGATCACCTTGAGGAACCCGGAACCGCAAAGTACGAGCTTCTCGTTGGCTTTGTTGTTCGTGACGCGGAACACGCGCTCCAAGTAACCGTCGTAGGTTTTTTCGGACAACACGCCCGAAGCGTTGCTGATGATACGCTTGTTGTCGTCGGAGTCCAAGGTGGCTCCGGAGGCGCCCCACGGATTGTTCGCTGTCAGCTCCCACTGTTGCAGCCAGTACAGGATGCCACCAGTGTAATACTGAGGAGTGGTGCCGGAGGTGTCCAGTTTCTTCCGTCCGAAGATCATGGACTTCTCCATCTCGATCATGTGGTAGACCGAATTCTCCTTTGACTTGTCCATGTACGGACCAGTCTCGTCGAACTTCGCCGCGGTCTTCAGAGCCGTGCCAGTGAAACTGAACGGCGTCCGGTAGATTTGGGTGAAGTTTTCGATGTTGACCGGAATGTTCCAGATGTCAGAGGAGGTGTTGGTGATGCCTTGTGCGAAGGAATTACCAACCACCCACACTTCCAACCCCACGGTGGCCGCGGTGTTCGCTAGGGAACCAGGGGCGCCGTTGAGTTTGATGTCGATGTAACCGGGAGCGGCCGAACTGTACAGGTTCGTCACGGTGCCAAACACATCAATGGTGCCACCACCCGAAAGTGGTGAGCCAGTGATCTTGATTTGGTGACCCACACGATAGATCGTGGAGTCGGCCACTGCAATACGGATAACAGCACCATCAGCAGGAACGAAGGGGTTAGCTGCGTCACTTCCGGGGGCTCCTAGGGTTGTGATGTACATTCCAGTCGTGTTGGCGATGGACAGGCTTCGCTGAGTGGCGAGACGCTTTTCCCACCACGAGAACCGCGGATCGTTCGTGTCCTCCTCTTTCAAGAGGGACAGCATTCCCATCAACGGTGCGGCTCCGTTGGGGTAGAAGTAAAACACCGAGCGGCGGATGTTGGTGAACCGCTGCGAGGCAAACTTCTCAGTATCGAGAAGACCAAGTATGGCCATATTAGTTTGTTAGTTAGGGTTGTGTTGACAAGGTTAACTAGCCACCACCGAACAGTCGTTCGGCTGTAGACTTAGCGGGTGCTGACCCTCCGCCTGCGTTACCCGCCCCAGCTCCCGATGCGAGAGTGGTCATCTTGTGGGTAGTTTGACCTTGACCACCAGCGTTGGTGGATTGTTGAGAACCATTTCCCCCGGCAGCAGGAGTTATTCCCATTGCCTTGAGTGTGGTTCTCGCTTCGTCAGCGATCTTTGCGAAGACCTGATCGCGCGGGGCACTAAAGCCCTGCGCTTTTAAGTTCTCGTAAATTTTGATCAACAGCGGCTCGTACGGTTTGAGGTCCGCGTTGGTTTTGTAGAAGTCATCTTGCGCCTGCTTCATGACTTGTTGCTCGGCCATTTGTTGGGCCGGTGCGACAGATTGTTGAAGAGCGCCAAGTTTGGCATCGACCATTTCTTTTACGAAATGTGCATTGATGGCAGTGGCCATGCGCACAGTCGAATGAAGAAGGTTTGTCAAGGCGCCGACACCTTCAGCACCACCCTTAAAGATGGTCTCGAGTTGTTCTTGCGTTGGGTAAACAACTTGGAACTTCTGGTCAAGCTGTTCTTTGGACAGTTGCTGAGCTTGCCCTTGCTGACCCACCTGACCTTGACCCCGTTGACCGGCTTGCTGTTGCCCTTGACCTTGTTGACGTTTTTGGAGTTCGTCGTAGGTGGCCAATGCCACTTTGACAGCCTCTTCAGTGGACATGGCCGAAGGCGGAGTGCCTGCGGCCTGACCAGCCTGACCAGCTTGACCAGCTTGCTGTTGGCCTTGCTGACCTGCCTGTTGCTGTCCTTGTTGAGTCTGTTGACCAGCTTGCTGCTGACTAGCACCTCCTGCCGCTTCTTTGGCCGCCGCACCCGCTGCACCTTCATTACCTTCGGAAGACTCACCTGCCGGGCTTGGTGACACTGCAAAGGGGTTAAAACCTTTTCCGCTTTCATCTCCCCCACCAGCTTCGCCTCCACCACTTCCGCCTGCACCACTTCCGGCACCTGCACTTCCTCCCGCCCCGCCACCATCGTCGGGACTAGTAAATATCATGATCGTCTTTTTCATTTGTAACAGCACTTTCTTGTTGTGGTTCTTCCAGTTTGGTTATTTTGTCGATGAGTTCCTCTCGGATGTCGTTAATTTCAACAGCAAACCTTCGCAAGCCTCGCGGCTCACCAATTAACTGTTCGCGGTTGAAAAGGTCATGCACACCCTCAAGAGGGACGTCTTGCACTTGTCGGATACAGGTTTCCTCAGCAGCTAAAAGTACTTTCAGTACTTTTTGAATGTTGGGATTTTTGAGGCACTTGTCAAGTTCCTCAAGCTCCGTTCTTATGCTGTTGCTTGCGCTTTCTGGTTCGTCATTCATCGACTTATAAGGTCAGCAGGATTGAACTGACGAGGAGTTGATACAGTAAGTTGGCCTGTATCGGCACCATTCGGAATGATTGGTGCTCCTGTCGGTGCCCCTTGAGGGGCGACCTGCTGTTGACCAGATTGGTTTTGTTGTTGTGCTGAACTGGCAGCCATTGCTGCTGGACCTGCCGCCGCTTGCATGACCTGTTGAGGGTCTTGCTGCATGAGGTGACTGGCCTGTAAAAGTGCTTGCTGTTGCTGGGCTTGTAAAAGGAACCTTTCGGGGTTCTTGACTCCGTTGAGTTCCAGAATCTCTTGAAACAACGCTCTTGGGTCGATCCCAAAAAGTGCCATCCCTTGAGGATTTTGGATGCACTCCTGCAAAATCTCTTGGTAAATACCTGCCAAGCGTTGCTTGTCGCTTGGCAATGTGGCGTCCATCAGATCGAAGTCATAGTTACCTATTAAGTCACTTTTATCGACTGTGAGGAACTGAGCAAAGTTGCCTGAATTGACCGCATAAGGCGAGACTGGTTGAATGGTTTGCAGTCCCATTACCCGCACTAACTGAGGTTCGTCAAGGCCATCCCGAAGGTTGCTCAACAAATTTCGGGCCATCGGGTCCAAGCACGATGAGTAGATCACATGGGCGATCATCCGAAGACGACTGCTGCCTCCTTGGTTCACTGCTTGGGTCTGGGTAGCAGACCGCCTGCCTGACGAGTATTGACCAAGGGCATTTTCGTTGATACCCGTGACCAGTTCGATCAACCCTTGAAGAATGTCCGCTTCCTTCAAGTGGTTTTGGGTAACATCCGTAATGGTCAGTTGCTTGATCCACCGATCCACCCCTGACCGAGCCATACCCTTCTTCAACCGAATGACTGGGTTGCGGTCGGCCAAATCCTTCATCTCCACCCCTTCGGGATCGACTACCAAGAAGTTCTGGATCGTTTTCCGCGTGCTGGTGATCTTTGCGTTGATCAGCCACGTGACGGTGTCTTGAAGTTGGTCGATAGTCTCAGCAAAACCCGCGTTGAGGAATTGGTGCTGGTCTGGGGACATCTCGGTCGCAGAGTAAGTGAACTCGTTATGCTCATACCCAAGCGGTTCGCACTTAATGATGCGAGAGTCGTTGCCGATGACGACGACATATTTGACGGGGTAATCCTCTGGTCCAATGGGTTCATTGTCAATTTTCCACTCTTTCGGTACGACGTTGATTTGAATTTCGGACATCACCACACCATCCTTGGGACTCTCTCCCACTTGTCCGGCGCCGGTAGCGTCTAGTGCAATAAGATTGGTACGGGTTGTTTCTTTCCTTCTCTGCCACTCTTCGGTGGGCATACGCGGGATAAACTCCGTACCATAAAACATGCCGTCCACTTCCATTTGCTTCAACCAAATGCGGCTAACGTCTTCTTCCGAGCAGCAGAACTCACCTTCTTGAAAGCGACTAATCGGCACGCGGGGGTCAGGAAACCACCGATAAGGCGAGATGTTGACGATCCGGTTGCCAAGGTACTTTGTCTTCGTTGTGGTAGTGGAATTGACCTGTCCTGTAGGTGCTGCTTCTGGCATCGGAGCACCCGCAAACGTGCTAGCCACACTTCCTTGGCTTACCATATCCACTGCCGCTTGCTGTTCAGGTTGGGTCATGGACGTACTTCTTTGCGTCTCCCGGACCCAATAATGCTTGAAGATACCAATACCAAACCGACCAATGTCAAGCAACCACTGGTACAGCTTGCTGTAGTAGTTGTTGTACAACAAATCCCTTTGAAGCACCGCTTCGGCAATTTTACTTGCCTTCCAGTCTTCGATCCCACTTCCATTGATTTCGAAGAACGTGGGGTTCTGGGTGAACAGTAGAAAGCAAAACGCCGCAAACGTCTGCACTTGCGCATACGTCAACGGCACAACCATCTTCTCGGGTTCCCTCCGCTCCCTTGCTTTGATGTCCTTGTCATCCCGCTGCCTGATCCCACGGTAGGTGTCGTTATAACTATCCCATTTGCCATAGTACTTGACCATATGGTCACGACTCATCCGAAGCAATAGCTTGCACTTGTCAAGCATTTGCTGGTGGAAGGAAGATACCTCTTTCTGCTTGAGGTCGTCCATGACAAATTTGTTAGCAGCCATTATAAGGTGTGGTGTAGAAAATCAACCGGACCTAGGCAGGAAGGAGTGGGTAAGTCACGTTGTCGTAGGTAAAGGGAAGGTCTGGCCAGAACTCGTACTTGAGAATGAGTTGCTCGGTCCCACCACAGTTGCCATCAGGGTTTAGCCCAAGTTGTTTGGCGGCGAAAGAAGACAACTCACCAAGCTTGGTGTGAGGTCCGATGTCTCCTATAAGGCAGTCAATGGACTGGCCGTTGAGAATGTTGGTGATCCGTCCTTTACAACCGATGACCACTCCCTTGAACGCCGCGCGGATTTGGGGTGGGACGACAAAGTAAGGAAAGGTCTCGGCGTTTAATGCATGACCTTGACGATCGTGTTCGGTGGTGTCGGGTTGGAAGTCCGGATCGTTCCAGAAGTTTCCGCCGGCGCCGTCATCGTCGATACGCCCGTGGCCGAGGTAGGTTCCGTATTTACCGTCGTCACTACATTGGATGGGAATACCTTCGATAGAAAATAAAGTGTTCATTAGGTTTTTCCTTGGGCACCGCCCGGTGGGTGATAGGGTAGCCGGGCAAAAGTTGCAATTTTGGCTTGAGTTGACGGTGCCGCATAAGCCGCTTGGGTGGTTTTGGCTGCGTTGTACTTGCTGAGCGCAGCCAAAACGACACTCACAAGAGCAAGCCCACCGCCAATGAGTTGCTGCGCTTGACTAGATTGTAAGTATCCATTGGTGACAAGTGCCCCTGCAAAGCTAGTGAGTGCGTGCCGAGCGACGCTAGTGATGATTGGTTTGAAAAGGTCAATAGTAATCATGGTAAAGATGTCCTCCTTCTACCACTGAACGGTGCCTGATTTTAGCCAGAACACCGTTTCAGTGGTAGTTTGGTGGTGGATTCGAACTGCGTCTTGTGTGATACTAGGATGCAGCGGGAACCACACCGGGAGCCGACGCAGGAGCGGCGGTGGTTCCTGTGGGGGTAGCAGTACCTGCACTTGCGGGTTTGTTGAGGGAAGCGGCGACGACTGGGGATTGGGTAGCGGCGATTTGGAGACCGAGTTCGATGGCGGAGTTGAGCACGCTGGTACCCACAGAAATACCAGCAGACTCAGCAGCCGAACCCAACGAAGCGAGTGCGGCATTGCGCTTGTCCGTCGAAGACAGTTGGCCCGAGGCGAGTTCGGTGACAATTGGAATCGCAAGTGGGATGAGGGACGCGAGCGCGTTGGTGACGTCGGTCTTGGCGATTGGTTCAAGCTCTTGGATGAGCTTTCCGAACTCGCCAGACAGGAACTGTCCGAGGTGTTCGATTGATTGACCGAGGGATGAGAATAGTGACATAGTGAGTAGGTTTTCCTAATTTTGTTTGCCGTGGTTTGTTGCGGGGGCATTGTCCGCGAAATTAAAGGAGAGGTTGGTTGTCTTTAAGATGCACAACGATTTCGTGCACTTCGTCAGCGCGGATGGCTGCCTTACGTGCGTCTTCCACGGCAGCCGAAGCAGACCTCATAGCATTGTCAGCCTTTTCCTCGATTCGAGTTAATTGGTCTTTGAGGGTACTGCCGTTGTTAGTTTTGAACTCTTTTGCGATTGCTTTCAACAACGGGGCAGTTTCTTTGAGAATGTAATGGTTGGCAATGGAAACTTGTACTCCCTCAACTACGTAAAGGCAACCTTTTTTGGCGGGCAGGATTAGTTTTTTCCAAATTACACTAAATGCAGTGAGGATAGTAGCTATCAAAACTAACCACTGCACGAAGGCAGGAAGTTTACCGGCGTATTTTAGGAGGTCGTTGGGGGTCATGGTAAAAAATCCGCATTCAGAAACGTCGCCGGTTTCGGTGATGGTGTTCATGTCAGTAGATCAGGACGCCACAGCTATTGCCGCAATGAAGGTCCAGAAGGTCATTAGTGATACTACTGCACAGTGCCGGTTGTCATCGGAGCGTAGTGTGGCCCATTCAGTCCGCCAACCTCGAAATAACTTGTCCCAGACGTTGACGAATTATAGATAGCCGGATAAGGCTCATACGGCAAATTTGGAACCGTGTTGGTGCCGGTGTAAACCGTGGTGGAAGCCGTGGGGTTTGTAAACCTTCCGATGGACAGCTTGTAGGTATTCCAAAAGGTAGTCTGCTGAAGGTTGGTTTGCGAACCCGAAACCAGCGCGTAGTATTGCACGTATTCAGGATCGCCGGATGCTTTAATGTCTTGCCGGTAATGGATACCAAATGGGTCCGCTGTTGAAATTGCCATGCTGTCCGAAGCAGTGCCTTGAACCGTCTGTGAGAAAGTTCCGCTCAGGTCGGTGCAAGTAAACTGCAACCCAAGAGTCCCATCATAGGTCAAAGTGGACGCAACCCAATGGTAATTGGGAATTGTGCCAGTTACCGCTAAGTGGAAGGAGGCACTGCCACTAGCTGGCCTACCGTCCGCTGTTGTAACGCCGGTAGTTCCGGTACGGTCAATCTCAGCGTAGGTGCTACCGTTCCCTTGGTAAAAAGCAAGCCCATCGATGAAGCCCGCGGGTGAAGATGGGATCATGTCCACAAAGTAAATTGTCCATGAATTATTGTTGTAACCGCCGTAGAACTTGAATGGCGGGTAATACTCAAATCCGGGTCCAGACTGACTGCCCCCAGACCCGCCTGCAAAGAAAGCTCCATAGCTCCCGTAAGACGTGGCCCAAGCGTAATAAAAAATGTTGGAGTTAGTGGCCACACTTGTGCCACTCATTTCTGACATACCACCAAAAACAAGTGGGTTGTTGGCAACCGAATTGTTATCTTGCTGAACGTAGTCAGATGCAAAAAGGTTGGGCCACATATTGCTACTCCATAGTTGCTCAAAGAAATTTCTCATACCTGAAAAAGCAACTGTATCCATTGCAGTGAAACCCGCTGTACTGGTTCCAGTTGCCGTGATCTGGTCTTTGTAGGTATTCAGCATGTTCACCGGCATGGTTGCATTGCCGGGAAGTGGATTGCTGAATTGAAGATACTGGCGCATTAACACCTCGAATGCTTCGGCAAGATAGTAATGCCCATACTGAGTGGGATGGGTGCCATCCATTGTTTTCCCAGCCGCGTCCCCGAAGTAGGGGTAAACGTCCACAAACCACACATTCAATCCATCCGCTTGGGTTTGTTGAACGTCTGCCAAGGCATCTGCGGAATACTGTTGGGTTGAAGCAAAATTCGTGAACCGTTCCATCGGTGTGATGTTAGAACAGAATACTTCATTTGTCATGTACCCCGGAAGCGGAGCCGTTCCCACCGCCAGAATACTAACTATGTTAGTGCCACTGGTTGCAGAAGTGACATTGACTGTCACTGTATGTGTGCCGGATAGAACCGGAGTTCTCACCACTCCCACGCCATAAGTACCGGCCAACTGAGTAGCCATCGGAGGCGTAGTGTAAGAATTTACACTCTGGGAGGTTCCATCCACCGTGTAAGTGAATTGACCACCATTGCTGTCAATCAACCGATACCACAAATAAAGCGGCCCACCCGTGCTAACAATACTCATCGTCATACCACTACCTTGAGTGGTGGAAGCCTCACACGCATTCGGGGATGTGCCACCGGCTGCGTATGAATTAAATTGACGATCTACCGTCCACGTTCCGGTTAAAGTTGCGCTGGTTCCTGTTACCTTCAGGCCATCAGGAATTGCCAGCCAGTCCAAGGAAGCAAGTACCTGTAGATTGTAAACCGCTTCGTAAGCTCCTACGCCTTTGGTCTGAGACTCATTGTAACCAATCATGACCGTATAGGCCGGATTGGTCCCTGTGGAGAGCGGACGCTCATTTGGAAATATTTCACGGTCTGTCAATTCAGCCGTCATGGCTCCGGGGATACCGAAGTTCGAAGTAGGCACGCCCAAATCATTTCCGATGATGAAAGGGTACGGATAAGGGTTTTGCGGCGTTCCGGGGAGTGAGGTATTGTAGCCCCACGTAATTGAATCACCAAAGGAATGAATCGCAGACGGCTTGTAGTTGAAGAGTTGAGGCGGTTGAATCAAACCAAATTGCGTTTTTGCCGCGAATGTGGAACTCCCTGAAGTTGTCACCGTCCCGTTCACCGCTCCATTAAACGTACCACCTGTAATGGTACCGTTGTTCTGGGTGTTGTGGTTGGCCTGTGCCTGTAACCCAATGGACCCGTCAGTCCCAGTCAACGCACTCTGCGTCCCAGTGACAGTTGTGGTGCCACCATTAACAAAAATCCCCGCAAGGGATGTCATTGACATGACGCCCAAACTCAAAAGGGAAAGGAATGTCTTTTTCATTGCTTGTTCTTTTAGACGTTGCGCGCGATAAAAAAGCAGTTTGCCGCGCCAATCGTCTTGGTTGCGAAGGTGGTAGAGTTGCACAGGTAAATGCCATTGGTAACATTCACTGGCACATCAAGTGAGAAGACACTCTTGCCCGGCACCCAAAAGGTGAACAGGGGGACCGCCCCATCCGCCGGGGCTGCGACCGCGTCGTGGATTTGAATATACTGGCCTGCGGCAAGGTCACTATAACCAGTGACCGACAATAACGCTGTGGGTGGGGTGGCTGGGTTACTACCGGGTGTAGTGGCAATCACCAAAGCGTTGACTGCGCCCACACTTGCGCTCTGCCCCCCTGCGGTCTTTGCATTGATTTCTGCAAGTGCACCTTCGATCCCCAAGGCGGGGTTCAACAGGCGCTGTGCGTAAAGGATACCTAATCCCATAAACTTGTTTTCTTTCTTTTAGATTTCGATGTCTCGAAGGTTGATACCCAAGATGTCTTGATCACCTATGGGTTGGTTGTCACTGTCATTCTTCGGGACATAGATGGGTTCATCTAGCACCGAACGATAAAGATTTTCCATCATGTGATCGTTCTTATCCACCGGCTTGTTCTCTTTGTCCCAAGCCCACCGCTTGATTTCCCACAAGAACCGCACACACCGAGGACTCACCATCCACTGAGGGATTGGTGCTTTCCACTCTTGAATCACCCGCTTGATCCCACGGGTCTTGTCCTTTGTCGCCTTCTCAAGCCACACCCCTTTGGCTGCAAAGTCATCCGCCCAGCACGTCCCAGTTAGCTCGTCTTCGATAAACGCACAAGGATCAATCCGGGCGCGCACAACATTATACCCAGCGGTGATTGCGTGGATTTGATCACAGACGTCGGGGATATCGTACCTCCCCCAGATTTCATCAAAAATAAACTTCCTTCCCAAAGGAGAGACCGCGGTAAAAAGGACGGCGATAGGAGTTTGGGCGTGGGGATCAACGTGGTAGTAGATCGAGTAGTCTTTCGGGGGAGAGTTGAAATCATCCCAACCAAGGGGCAGGTCGTAATAGATGTGGCGTGAGTTGAAGTCTTTATAAACCAACCCAGCAAACGCCAAAGGTATTCCACTCTCGCGACACTCTCTTTCCTCATCAGGCAACCCAGACAAATAAAGCTCTGCGTCCTCTTTCGACAAATACGGGTTGTCCCATATGCTTCCGTTCACCGACCAAAAGTGCACATTGTGCACTTGACTCTCACCTCTACTCACCATTTCCCTCGCATCCTGTTCCCCATAGAACATGTCGTAAATCCACGGCTCACGTAACGGCGTCAACGTGAAGTAACTCTTTCCCCCACGATCCACAAGTCCCCGCGCCGCAGAGTCATACATTTCTTTCGGGCATGGCTCATCCACATGAATCACATCCCAGTCACTCGACTCAGTGCCTTGAGGATTCGCCATGAACGACTTGACGGTGTCAAAGCGTAACAGACTTCCGTTTTCGCACTCGATGGTTTCGATAGCGCCAGAATGGTTCCGCTTCTTCGACTTAACGAAACCACGAGGGAAGAGTTTCCACAACTTACCCGGATTAGCTCCGCGTTCAGAGGTGAAGATTTCATCGACTTTGTCCCAGTCGGTGGTGATGACTAGAACTTTTTGGGGGCGTTGGGGGATGCCTAGGGTTCTTGCTGGGTCAGTCTTTGGGTACCACTCTCTTTCTCCCCTTACTTGCGCCACGTCCTCTGCGGCACCACAGTCTGACTTACCGAACCGATTCCCTGCGAACACTGCTCGACGTTTGAAGTTACCTGCACGATGGAAAAGGTCTTGCTTTGGGTGGGGACGATAATAGGCAATACCAAAGTCTTTTCTGCGTTGCTCAAGTTGCTTGAGCAAGACATACTCTTGTTCTTTGAGCTTTCGAAGTTCGGCCGCTTGGCTCACTGGACCGCTCCTTCTAGTTTGGCCTGCCTGTCCCGCAAAGCCAGCAACTCCCGCTCCAACCGATCTTGGTCCCTTGGCGCCTCAACCTCTTTGGTCGTCTCCATTTTCTGTGTGGGTTTACCCCACAACCTATCCTGCAACGAATTACACGCATTGATGCGTTCGCTTGGTTTGGCGTTCTTGTCCCGCATCACCGAAATCAAAGTGTTGATACAATCCAGTGCTGCCGCCTTTAGGGTCTGCGTCACAACATCCACGCCCATCCTATGCATCAACTCCTTGCAAAAATCTTGTGCCCAATCCAACTCCATTATGGCATTTACTGTCGCCACTGAACTCAAACTCAACTCCGCTACCTCACTACTCCCCATTCCCATTGCAGTCAACGCCACAATCAACCTATGCTTGTAATCCTCCCGACTCAAAACCCTTATCTCTTTTGTTGGGTCCGGTTGAATTCCTACACCAGACTCTAGCAGCTTCGCCTGTGGCGAGACAACACCTACCTCGGCAAGGAGGTTGTCAAGGAACTTGCTTTCACCCTCGTCCGCTTGTGGGGAGGAGAGCGCAACTTCCAATGGGTGTAAAGGTGCTATTTCTGGCACGGGACTTGGTGTTGTGTAATTGGTGCGACCCTTGGGTCGACGAGCTTTTGTGCGCGTAGCACTTCAAGTGCCCCTCCACGGATATTTCTCATATCCGCTGGACGAACCTCTGGTCTTTTTGCTGCTTGAAATCTCATATCCTACGCACACAGCATACTAGGGTGGCCATCGAAAGCCAACATAAATGATATGAGATTTTTTACTTTACCAGTTACACTTTTCGCAATTTCTCATATCATTTGCGAGGATATGTGGATATGTGGATATGAGAATATCTTTGGGGGTGGTGAAAGAAGTTGAAAAAGTGGTTTCGATGGTAAGGAGGATATAAGTGCCAAGTCGACCCTCGCGTGGCAAAGGTACCCTTTTCAAAAAAACTATAGCAAAAAGAATGGTCAAAAGCATTATGGAAATTCCACTAGCCACCTCAAATCCGATGGTCGGCATAGCAGGATGCCGAAAGAAAGGCAACATCGCAAAGCGCGATGCAATGATCTTTGACATTTCAAGCGCCGCTTGCATGGCGAGAAAGATTGCAAGCTAGAGGTCAGCCCAAGCTCCTTGGATTCCCAAGCAAGCCATGCGGGATTCACCTCGAAAAGTTTGATAGGTCATTCCCGCTTAGAAAGACGGGAATAAATGAAGATTAAAAATACCATTAAAAAAACCTGCATATTAGAAGCTGACTGGATTGCCTTTCTCAAGGAAGATAAGGTGATTGCAGAATATGTAACCACCTTGAAAGAGGAGGAAATGTACTTAGTCAAGGATTGGCTCCAAACGCCAATGACCATTGCTCAATTAAAGCCAAGAGTCAAAGCGTTTATCCGCTAATAATCTTGCCTAGCGAAAGCTAGGCGGGAATGACCTATCATTCAAGAAAAGCTAGATGGACTATTTGCAATCTGCCGATTCGACTTGCAAGCAAACGCTTGCGGAGTTGGCAGATAAACAGATAGGACAAATAGAATATGAGCGATAGCAATTTTCAACTCGCAATCAAAGCTGCAATCGACTATGTCAAAAGCAAGGAGATTAAAGCGGGCTTGACCCAAGCGCAGCAAACCGGCTGCATGGTTCATGCGCTGATCGAGCTAGGCATAATCGACGGCGATAAGGTCGAAGACAAAAAGACGGCGTTTGAAGCGCTTTACGCGCTGGCGAATGGGTCGGCTCTGCGGCAGAAGCTGGAAACCGCAGAGGTTCTAGCGAAGACGGAATCCGGTCGCAAGGCGGTCGACTTTAGCAAGTTCACCTAGCAACAACATGAGGATGCCAAAGGGCGATAGGGTTCAACTCCCTATCGCCTTGGGGCAGTAGAAAGACAAACCTATTATGACCAAAGATTTCCATCCCGCTTTATGTTGGCAATTCGCTTGCTTCCTTTGTCGAAGCGATCTCCCCATCTCATATCGCTCGGCTTGCTTGAAGTGGCGATTGCCATTCCTCACCCTGGAAGAAAAGAATCTCATATCCCTTCTCACTTCGATGGTGGCCACTGATCAATCTCTCCTATCAATCCAGCGGAATTGAGAGAATTTCCACTCCTCACTTTATCCATTTAAATTCTCATATCATTTTTGCGTCTATGGCATAAAATCCCTCTGCGTGGCCCGGTGTGTGGGTGAGTGAATGACCCACGCAGGCCTGTCTATATGATATGAGAATTTATCCGCCCATGGTTATCCCCCTCCCCCATAGTCCACCATCCCCTCTCTTATCCTTATATATATATACAAAAAAAAAATAATAAAATGATATGAGAGTTCTTTGCTCGTGTATAGCGAATCCCCGTGGACTAGGCGCAAGCGCCGTGGACTATGGCAGCAAAAAATCTCATATGAGAGAAGGGCATAGGGGGGGCAGTGGGCCACCCACAAAGCCACGCACGGAGCCACACAGAGCGCATATGAGATGGCGCAAGCGCCAAGTCCAGTGTAAGATTTCAACCAGACAAGCAATGCAAAGCACAACCAACAACAACAACCAAATTAGTTCCTATAAGGAGCATAGCAAGGTACAAGCAAAAAAAAATAATTTATGATACATAAATGGTATATTCCCAAGTTGAAATTAACATTACAGTTCAATGACGAAACAAAAGAGTTTTGTCTTGGCGACCACTGGGTGAAAGCGCACGACCTGTCCAAAGGTGATCCGCAAGCTTGGCGGATGTGGAAGTGCAAGTATCCCACACCCGATAGAATGTTCGTCCTACGGTGTAATGAGAGTGAAAATGCGTGTTTCGATCCAGGTGTGCAAGAACATATCAACTATTGGCCATAACTAGCCACTCGCTTAGTTCCTACCCTTTGCATAGCTAGATAGCCAAAGAAGTCTCCAAGCCAAAATATGAAATTACCTTCCCAAGTAGTTACCGTCCAGCAAGCCTTGTCAATGGGCAAGGAAGACGCTGCGTGGCGCAATGAAGTTGCGCTTATGAAAGCAATGGAAGAGTTCCACTTCACCTTGCCACAAAAAGAAATGCCAAATTGGAGAGCCACTAGAAGGATCATGGGTGGAATACCAAGCGTGTTTGGACAAAGAAGGTTTGTTATAGTGGCAACTGATGGAATGCTTGCAGAGTTTTGGTGCGAAGAAGACCAACAAACGTATGAAGGTCATGTTGAGTGGTTTGAGTGGTCAAGTCCAGAAACTATGATGGTGAGTTATTACGATCCAGTGGAGAGAAAACAAAAGGTTTTTACTGTGGTTAGAGATAAAGGGTCCCCCGGACCGATGTATAGTTATCACGCACCAAAAGCAACCAATAAAGAAGTTAGCGAGCAAAAGAAGAAGGAAACAAAAGTAAGAAAGGAAACGAAAGTGGAAGCACTTGCAGCTAAGTGGATATAAGGCGCAAGCGCCTTGATTCTTGTCCCGTTGAAATTTTATACCAGACTAACAAAGATTTTATGAGTAACAACTACCTTTCACAAAAAAATGCACGTGCCCGTGCAGCCGAGCTACTTGAAGATTACGAGCAATACGTTTTAGTCAAAAAGATCAAACAGCGGCCTGGGTATGTTGGTATTTATCAAGCACAAAAACAAGAGCAAGGACAGCCACCGATAGAATATCGCACAGACACCCTTAGTCTTGTGGGGATCGGGATGAGTTGGTGGGAGGCAGTGGAGAACCTTCGCACTAATGTGGATCGTGCCAAAAGAGGGAAAGAACTCAAAACTTTTCTTGATGGGCTTGTTGCCCTAAGTGATGAAGAGTTTGCTAAGTTTAGTGTCGACGGCTTGGCCGAGGATTATAAGTTTTTGGTTGAGGCAGAGCAAGAACGGAGACAAGAACAAAAAGAGAAAGGGGAAGTAAAGTGAACAACATAGCCAATGTCACGAACAGGGGTCTTTATAAAACCGCTCGTGCTCGCATCTCATGCGCTCACTTCCAAGCTGGCGACATCGTTTCGGTTGAATATCAGGGAAGGCAAGGCAAGCACGGTACGCATTGGTATCACATTGCGTGTTCCCAAAATGGGCAGCTTTCGTGCGTCGTGGCATATCCAGAGCATCATTTGACTGCTTTTGTTCTCTAGGACTCCCGTAGATAACACGTTCAGCCGAATGAAGAAGATTGTGGACAATGCACTCTCTACCACAACCAGCAAACCTGAATGACCCGCGACGACTTCAATGCTTATTTGGACGCGATCAGCGCAAAACTGCGTTTGATTGAAGCCAACGCAAAAGCGGCTGAAAACAAGTGCCCACATTGCAAAGGGATCACAAGGTGTGTAGAAATGACCTTTCCACTTATTAAAGAACTTCGCAAAAGGTTGTACTATCAAGGTCCGTTGCCCGGAAACCCATCAACTTCTGACTCTGTTAGTTCCGATGCTTCGCATAGCATGATGGCAAGAGAAGTCCCCCCGCAAGATATAAAACTTACCTAAACTTATGAGTGAAACATCTAGCGAACCTATAAACGAGTTCGACTCATTGAAGGCAATGAACCCTTGTCGTGAAGCGTGGGAGTTCTGCAAGACCAAACCCACCTTAGCCCAAGCGTGGGACGAGTGCGAGGTGCCAACGTGGTTGATTTGGTATGCGCAACGCAAGCAACTCATGATCAAAGAAGTTTCGGTGAAGATCGCTGTGGTTTGTGCACGTGAAGTTCTTCCGATTTTCGAACAACGGCAACCAAATGATCTTCGTCCTCGTCAGGCGATTGAAGCCGCAGAAACGTGGTTGAAGGAGCCAAGTGAAGAGAACCGACAGAAGTGTCGGGACGCCGCCACCGCCTACACCGCCACCGCCTACACCGCCACCGCCTACACCGCCACCGCCACCGCCTACACCGCCGCCGCCGCCGCCGCCGCCGCCGCCGCCGCCTACACCGCCTACGCCACCGCCACCGCCGCCTACGCCGCCGCCTACACCGCCGCCGCCTACACC